TCCTTGTAGCGCCCTTGCAGGCATGAATACAAATATGTGCTGAAGGTGGTCTTCCCGTTCCATTTGCCGGCACAGCGGGTAAAGACCAGATACCCTTCGGATATCAGCTTATCAAACGGCATGTCGTAGCCGTTGCCATATGTCCGGGCGTAGTTGCCTGCCAGGTGACATATCATCTTGCGGTAATCGTCATACTGTGGTTTCTGCACTGGGCCATCCTTATCAGCCTGAGGGTTGATCCATTCCATACACGACCGGTTGTTCGGGTTCAAGCAGCATACGCACAGGACCGCGACTAAGCCTTACCCGACCATCCTGCTGCTCCATATGGGCGACGATGCCGAACAGAACAATCAACACCAAAGAGAGCAGGAGCATACCGACGATTGAGTGTAGTGCTATCCGGGCGGCTATTATTTTTGGGTTGATCATTGGGTTGTCTCCTCTGCTACTTTACATAGTTCAATTTTCCCACAAAGGGCGGCCCGTACCGATTCGATATCGCACCGCTCAGTGTAGAATGTCCGTCGGACTGCCGGGCCGTCCCAAGGGGTCCATTGAAACTGATCGGACTCTTCATACATGGGCTGCATGCCGTCGAACCTGAGCGCGCTGCCGGGCATATCCCGGTTGATTTGTGCGGCTGTCAATTCTGCTGCGGACATATCTGCTCCTTTTAAAAAAGTCGATTGAATTTGGCTGCTCTACGCTGCGCGCTAAATGTAAAAATAGATATAATTTCATCTTGATCGGGCTTGACCAGCCATAAGCCGCCGTCAAGGTCTATATCTTTCAATGGCACTTGCTGCTCTTCGAAATCGATTTTGTGCCGAGTAAGAATTTGTCGATATTGTTTTGACGGATTACGTTTGCTGATCAGGCCGCTATCTGTCCTGAGTTTTGTATTGTGTCTGATGTATGTTTTGCCCATGAGGCCAGCTCTCCTTTCAGTTGGTGCCGAGCATCCACCCGACTTCTTGATTATAGATATATGACGCCCGGTACCCACTGCCGTCGCGTGCGATACAAAGATGGGTGCCAAATTCACTATCATAAGGTTCAATTAGGCCCAGTGTGATCCCGCCGGAAAAGTGCTGGTTGTCAGTCAGAATCCTGTCAATGTCCGGTCCGTACACGACCTCGTCTGGATCACCCCGGGATTCATCGGCATCCCATAGGGGGTCGAATGATTCCGGCGGGTCAGGCTCGGCCGTGCAGTACCAAGCATTGCCTTGTGAACTATTGGTCAGTCTTGTGGCGGGGAAGCTGCTGTCGATCTTCCCGTGGTCGCGCTCGATCTGTTGGACGATTTCGTTGCAGTGTTCAAATTGGCATCGGGTGACAAGGTCGCGGGCGGTTGCCCAGCGGGGGTCGTCCAGGTAGGAGTTGTGTGATTTGACAGAATCGGCTTGCCATTGTTGTCGTCTCATGTGGTGCTCCTTTCGGCCGGTTACAATGCCACCGGCGAGGGCGGTTGGATTACCATGTATCAGGTGTCGGGTGGTCTATGAGATACTGTTCAATTTTATCCTCTTCGCCAATGTAACCGATTGTGACCTTGACGCCATCACTCGCGGTGCCGACATATTCATCACCATCTATTGATATGGTGCCATTATTAATATGCTCATCAACATCAGCTATCTCCTTTCGATCTCAGCGAGATCTCGTTGTTGCCGGGCGATCGTTTCTGCCCAGTGGGCTATCTGTCTGTCGGCCTGTTGCCGTGTGTTATCAATGAAGCCCTGTAGGACGGCGATGCTGGCCCGGATGCTTTGGGCTTCGGTGGTCGGCTTGGGGCCGGTGTCGGGTGTAAGTGATCGGCGGGTGCGTTTCATATTATGACCACCAATCAAAAAGCTCATTGGGTTCACATGGGTGGTCTTTACAAATTAAGGGTTCAATATTTTCGGCCCCGGTGACGTCAATATCAGCCGGGATTGATATGCAGTAGGTTGGCGAATCGGTTGTTAGTATATTGGGGTTCTTTTCAATACGGTAGTGGATTTTTTGAAGGGTGTATTTTCCTATTACGTCACCTCTATTTCTGTTTATCAACTGGGTTTTTGCCAATTCTAACAGATCGATTTTTCCTTGTACAGCTTGGATCAAAAGATCTGAATCTGTCAGGTTAAAAATAAACTCTGGATTCTTCTCATCTGGTATTGCCATATCAAATCCTTTCGCCGGCATCGGCCCTGCCGGCTGGGCGGTTGGTATTAGCTGATCAATTGTCCACATTCGTCATAGTTGGGGATCTATGTATCTGCCAGGGTCAATTCTTCGTATTGTGCTACCACTTCGTCGTATTCCATCATGGCCGGATTGGTGAAGTCATTAATCTCGCCACAGCACGGGCAGGCTCCTTCATCACCGTACATCAGACTGAAGCATTTGCCGCATACGTAATCACTATCTGTGTCAGTTACTCGGATTCCTTTTGTCATTGTGTGGCTCCTTTCTGCCGGTTGGGCTGTCGAATGATTATCCAATATACTTTTGTTTCATCCCATCATAAATCGTCTGACTGGGTCCTGCCTCTTCTATCCGGTTTTCTATCGCCACTATTGCATCTGTCAGCATTTCCCGCGCTGTTCTGGTGTTGCGGCAATATCCGTCTTTGTCCGTTTGTGATTTGTCCATTTTGTTGATCTTTGCTATTCGTCCTCTGTATTCTTTGATTCTCTTTTCTGCTGTTTTCATTGTGTGCCCCTTTGTATTTGATTTAAGAGCAGTATATAATAGGTAACAAAGAAAATCAAGAAAAGTAAGCAAATAAAGAAAATAAACACCTACCCTTAACCCCGTATAATCCTTACATAAACCAATCCAGCCTAAAAATAATTGCCCTGTAGCCAAAATAATCCTTGATTAAATCCAATCAATTTCCCTAAAATACCTCTTAAATCAGCTAAAAAAGGGTACTTCAGTGGCTAATCAACCCGACCATAACTACTTGAAACCATTAGACATCCAAACCCTCCTGGTTTTCCCCAAAAATAACCCCCTAATATCATTACTAATATTACGACCAATTCGGAAAAACCAAATCATACGCCCCATATATCCAATCATAATCGATCACATACCGCTATGAACCGACAACGCGATACAGCTATAATCCCAGATGAGATCATAACCAGTAATGGGCTCAGGATCAGACAGACCCCCATACCGGACGATCTCGGTCAGACCCCCAATGGCAATGGCAAACGCAATGGTAATGGGAATCTAACCATTAGGGAGAAGCGGTTCGCAGCTATATATGATGGAGCAGGGGATGGGGTCGGAGCTGCGCGACTGAGTGGGTATCAGGGCAATGCGGATGCATTAGCAGCGACTGCAAGCCGGTTAATAAGAAAAGACAAGGTCATGGCGGTGGTCCAGGCCCGGAACGGACAGGAAGAGGAAATAAGGGCGGGCATCGCCTCCCGGATGGACCGCCAGGTATTCTGGTCAAGGGTCATGTGGGGGCTGGAGACCCAAGAGGTCCGGGTCGGCAAGCCGCCGAATGATCAGGTTGTGTCGCTGCCGCCGATTATGAAGGACCGCCTCAAGGCGTCGGAGCTGCTTGGCCGGTCACAGCTGGACTTCATGGACCTGAACCGTGGCGGGGATGCCCCGGTGGCGACGCCGGCAATGACGATGGAGTTTTTGAAGAACCTGCCGGATGAATCGCTCCGGTCGATCAAGATGATGTTCATCCAAGCTGAGGTGAGGCCATGACTAACGACGAGTTCAAACTGATAAGCAAAGATTGTCCATCGAAGATCCTCGGGTATCGGAAGGGCAATCGGCGCTGCGAGCTGTTAAGGCCGGGTGCGTATAATCCGCTATGTAGGGAAAGCATCTGTATGATATCTGCGACAATAAAAGCCCAAGCCGCTGTCCAGGATGCCCGGTTATGAATTTCTTCAAGGTCACATATTACAACAATAGCCGACTGCGCAGTCAGATCATCCCGGCCGACAATTGGGATGACGCGTTCCATACCGCTCGGGAAATGATAGTGCAGCATAGTTGGGAGCTGATCAGCGTTGAGATCGTACCCCAGGACGAAACGAATATTTGATTCACTGTGTAGGGGGCTAAATGACAAGGCAATTTGAAAGCGTAGTCGCGACAACCAAGCTCGGTATTGACGGTGTCGTATTTACCGATAGCGCATTGCAGGATTTGGCAGACAGTTCGGCAGGAAAGCCGGTGTTGTTAGATTGTGATCCGATGAAGCCTGTTGGGGTTGTCCGCGCCAGCCGGGTCATAGATGGCCAGCTCGTCATTAGGTGGGAGGCAGATGTCGATTTTTCACCAGGGATGAAACCTGTTCCCTGCTTTATCAGTAAGCAGTGTATAGTAAATGGAGATCAGCAAACTATCCAAAGTGCGCAGCCTTGTTCATACGGCCTGACTTCGTCGCTGTCTGAGCTGGATCTACCAGAGACAAAGGAATTATGAATAACACCCAGGCTATAACAGACGTCCAGCAGCTCGAAAAGTATTCGGGCGTCCTTGCCGGATTATCCTTGCAGGATATTGAACATGAAGAAGCCCGGCGGTGTGAGGGCTCTCTGCGCACCTATGTCGAAGCTGCCTGGCCGATCCTGGAGCCCAAAAACGTGTTCAAGCCCGGCTGGCATATCGATGCGATCTGTGAACACTTACAGGCAATGACCGAAGGCCAGATCACCCGGCTGATAATTAACATGCCGATGCGGCACATGAAGTCGCTGACGACCGGAGGTTTCTGGCCCAGTTGGGAATGGGGGCCGTACAACCGGCCGGAATCCCGCTGGGTGTATTCATCGTATGCCGACAGCTTATCTACAAGAGATAGTCGCAAGGCGCGCAATCTAATCCAGTCGCCGTGGTACAAACAGTATTGGGGCGACCGCTTCCATCTCACCGGTGACCAGAACGAAAAGAAGCGGTATGAGAATAACAAGCTCGGGTACCGCCTGGCCACGACGATCAAGGGTGTTGGTACCGGCGAGGGTGGTGATCATATTTGTGTGGACGATCCTCACAACGTTTTGCAGGTTGAGAGTGTTACCCGCCGGGTTGAGGTTATACACTGGTGGGATGAAACGATGTCATCTCGTAGTGATGATCCTGCAACGGTTACATTCCTGATCGTTTGCCATAGGACGCATGAAGGGGATCTCAGCGGTCATGTGCTGGCTAAAGAGACCGGATACGAACACCTGTGCCTGCCGGCCCGGTACGAGGGCAATCGGATTGTGACCTCAATTGGCAAAGAAGACCCGCGTACTATCCAGGGCGAGCCTCTTTGGAAAGAGCAGTACCCGGAGAAAGAACTGCGCAAGCTGGAAAAGGATCTGGGCAGCCAGTACGCCATCGCAGGGCAAATGCAACAGCGGCCAGCTCCCAGGGAAGGCGGGGGCTTTAACATAACAGATTTCGAGATCATCAAAGCCTTCGACCAGTCCAAGGTCGTCAAGTCCATTCGGTACTGGGACAAGGCCGGGACAGCCGGCGGCACCGGAGCCCAGACAGCCGGGACGCTGATGCACAAACTCGCCGAGGACATCTACGATGAGCAAGGCGAGGTGATCGAGATTGAATATGAGTATATCATCGAAGATGTTATCAGCGGCCGGTGGGAAGCGCCACAGCGTGAGAAGCGCATCAGCCAGACTATGATATTGGATGGCAAGAAGGTCGTCACCTGGGTTGAGCAAGAGCCAGGGTCGGGCGGCAAGGAATCAGCCCAAGGTACCCAGCGGCGCAATCCCGGCTACAGGGTGCGTAAGGACCGGGTGACCGGGTCCAAGGAAGTCCGGGCTGAAGAATATCAAGTGCAGGTTGAAGCCCATACTGTCAAGCTGATTGAGGGTCCATGGAACAAGCAATTCTTGGACAGGCATGAAGGGTGGCCGACTGCTGTATTGAAGGATGAGGTTGACTCAACTTCCGGGGCGTTCAATAAGCTCAATGAGGAAGGGACGGTGTTTTTTGGATAAGACCTTGATGAAAGCATGTCAATGCAATGCGACAGATGAACCGGGCTGTGCTCAGGAAGCCGGTAAGGAATCTTGTGAATGTTTTTGTCATTTGTTGCATAAGGTGGTGGGCAATCTGACTATGCCCTTAGAGTCAATGGGACGATTGATGCTCAAACCATTTTTGGACCCGATGGCCGGGGATCATGACGCATTTATTGTAACCAATGAAGAACCAAAAGTGGCTCTTGCCAATATCGTCAAGCCTACAGGTAAGGCTCGAATAAAAGCTGCTGAGTTAGGGATTGAGTTTGATGAACAGGTGATTGTGGATGAAGGATAAATCAGACAGATAGCTATCAGGCAGACAGATAGATAAAATAGATAGACAGAAAGGGAGATAGGTTATGTTTTTGAAAATCGTTAGAGGTATTGAGAAGATCGAATCGTTGTATGAATGCCAGCGCGTTCATACGCATTGGGCCAAAGGCGGCGAGCCGCTACACTTTGACCTGCAAACCAACAATAATGAGCAAGATCCCGGAGGGAATTATGGGATCACTATTGACTTTCCAGAACCGGCAGTCATATATCTCATGAGTTCTGAGGGCAAGACTGTTGATACGATAGAGCACAAAGGGTGGCCACCGGGACCACCCGATCCTCCAAGACCGAAAGGTCATCACCCGGTAGGGTAGACCGATAACCGCTGATAGCTATCTGTAAAAAATGGACGAAAGATAATTATGGATAAAGATCAATTCAACGATCAAACATTCCAGGACTTGCTGCGGTCCCGGTCGTCATGGACTCCGCCGCTGACGGCCCTGCCACGCCCGCCGCACGGGCCATACACCAGGACCGGCGAGCCGATATACAAGATCATCGGGTCTGCGGATGTCGATTATGATGTAAGGCCGGGCGACACGGTTACCCTGACAATTCCGACCTATAATGATAAACGGATTATGTGTGGTCGTTTGGTAATGGTCAGGCAGATTCGGCAGCCACAGCATGTCGGGGCAATGATGGCTGTGATTGTACCGGAGGGCACGTTGGAGATTGCACTGAGGGAATAAAGGAGATGAAATGAAAAGCTTTGTGCCGTGGATCGCATGGAATGATTGTTCTAATCCAATCAGGGCGTCTGCCTGTCCTCATTTGTCGTGGCATGGTAATAAATGTATCCTCAAGGTAAAGGCAGGATGTGATACGGTTTGTGTGCGAGCAAAGGCTACAGACCCAGTGGAAAGATTGGAATGATTAGATAGAAACAACATAGGGTTCAGCCGCAAGACTGGCCAGTCTTGCGGCTGACAACGAATGAAGAAGGGGGCATGTCGGTGCCGACACATCGACTGTCTCCTTTTTTATTGCCCTGTTACAAACTGAGAAAAGAACTTATGCAGATCACAAGGGCAATAACATATCCATTCCGCAAGGCAGCCGGGCTGTTCACCCGGAACTATGCATTCGCCAATTCGTTTCTGCGCATCATGAACCAGCCGCAGTACACGGCCTGGACTGTGAAGAAGGCAGTCAAGGACGGATACAAGGCGAACGGGTGGGTGTATCGGGCAGTGACCTTGACGTCCAAGTCGGCAGCGTCTGTGCCCTGGGGTGTGGTTGATGACGATGAACAACCGGATGTAGATCACCACCTACACAAGCTGATGCAAAACCCCAACCCCTGGATCAGCCGGCAGGATATGTTTGAGCTTTGGGTGTCCTGGATGGAACTGACCGGTAATGCGACCAGCATCAAAGTCAAGGCGACCGATCTTAAAAATGGCAATGGCAAGCAGACTGGCGAGCTGTGGCCGATCAGTCCTGACCGGATACATCCTAAGCCATCTAAGGAGTTTACTGAATGGCTGGATGGGTATACGGTGGACCGGGACAAGGAGATCAAATGGACGCCGGACGAGATAGTCCATTTCAAGTACTTGGACCCGGCAGATCCATATTGGGGGATAGGCCCGTTGCAAGCAGCTGCCAAGGTAGTTGATATTGACACTGATCAAAAGGACTGGAACAAAGCTGCAATGCAGAATCAAGGTGTGCTGTCCGGGTTGATCAGTTTCAAGCGGGAGTTTAGCAGCCAGGATGAAGCGGATGCTCTGAGTGAAACTATCAACGACCGGTATGCCGGCAAGCTCAATGCCAAGAAGATCGGTGTGCTGGGGTCTGAGGCTAAGTATCAACGGATCGCGGCAACCCCGGCCGAGATGGACTTCGGTGATGGGCGGATCAAGAACCGGGATGAAATCTTCATCATCTTTGGTATCCCGGTCCAGTATGCCGGTGGCACTGAGGCCAGCACGTACAACAACTACCAGACATCAGAGCTGATCTTTTGGTTTCAAAAGGTGATACCGCTGCTGGACGACTTCAGGGACACCCTGAACTTTTCATTTCGGGATGAACTGGGAGAAGGTCGTCGTATTGATTATGATCTCAACGATGTTCCTGCTATCCGCCGGGCTTTCCTGGAACGGAGCAAGACTGCCAAGAATCTGTACGAGATGGGAGTGCCCTTCGACCGGTTGAACAAGGTGTTCAAGTTTGGCATTGAAGATTTTGAGGGCTGGGGGGTTTCCTATCCGGGTGGCAAGGCAGTCCGATTGTTAGAAGGGCAGACCGCAACCGGGGTGGGAGGGGAAGGTGATACCGGCACTGCCCGGTCCAGTGCAGAGATTGCGGATATGATTGATGAGGCCGTAGCCAAGCAGTTGGAGCTGCGCAGTCAGCCCATACAGGTCAGATCTGATCCATTTGTGCCCCGTGAGCAGCGTGATATCGCTCAGGAGATTACAGACCGGGAGAACTATGCTGCGACATGGACGGGTGAAATTGAAGAACTATTGTTTGAACAACAACAGCTAATCTTCACCGCTATCGACGAATCAGCAGACGAATTCGACAGGTTGGGCGACCCCATTGACCCACGGGCTATACTGTCTGAGACATGGGCTGCTGACTGGCAGCCGGTATATACGCTGCTGACCAAAGGGTATGCGTCCAAGTCCGGCGAACAAATCATGGTTGAGGTCCGGGCAGACCTGACCTTGCAGGAAGCCATTGAAGAATACCTGGAAGCCGAGGGCCTCGTGCTTACTGAGTTGAAGGCGATAGAGGCATCCACAGTGGATGCATTATCTGCCCAGGTTCTCAGCGCAATTGAAAATGGGTCATCAGCTAGTGAACTACAGCAGTCGATTTTAGACTCCGGCATACTTGGAAACGCGCCTCACAAGGATACAAAACAAGTGCGGGCACTGCGCCTGGCACGGACCATAACCGGGACAGCTGGCAGTATGGGGCAGTTCGCAGCCGGGCGTAATACCGGCGCAACCCATAAGACATGGGAGATATCTGGTGGCGACAATGTGCGGGATATACACAAGGACCGTGCTGGTGAGACCGTAAAGATCAATGCTCTGTTTAGTGGCGGGGCGCGGTATCCGCTTGATCCAGACCTACCATCGGAAGACCGGGTGAACTGCCGGTGCTGGATGACATTTGAAATACGAGCACAAACATAACTGTACAAAAAGGGGAAAACGAAATGGAACCAGAAATCAGATCATACTACATGCCGCAGGGCTTACAGGTCCGGGCAGTTGAAGACGATGACAGCGAGGGGATCTTTGATGGGTATATCCTCACATGGGATACGGTTGACTCTCGTGGTACCCGGTTCAAGCGCGGTGCGGCCAAAAAGACTCTACAGGAGCGTGGCGACCAGATCAAGATATTGAATCAACATATTGTAAATGAACCCATTGGCAAGCCGCTCCTGATGGAAGAAGACGACATCGGTGTGTATGTCCGGGGCAAGCTTACAGCCGGGGTACAACGCGCCGATGAGATGAGATTGCTCATTGAGGCTGAAGTGATTGACACGCTGTCTTTCGGATTCAATATAGTCCAGTCTCAGAAGGCAGAGGGGAACATCCGGGACATCACTGAGTTCAAGCTGTATGAGTTTAGCCCGGTGACGTTTGCCTCCAATGAGAATGCCAAGATCACCGGGATCAGGTCAGAAGACTTTGTTTCACCGGATAATGACCCGGTTGAGACCAGGGATTCAGACGATGTCCCGGATACGGACCCCGATGATCAACCAGGACATCACAGCTTAGACGGCATTGATATTCCGCATCTTGTTCTTCCAGCTGATCCTGATGAAGGCCGCGCAACTGTCTTCAGTGATACAGTTGCAATCGAAGAACTATGGGGGCGTAAATGGCTTCTGATGGATTCACTGATGATCACGCTGTCCGATATCTGGTGGAGTGATATGACCAATGAGGAAATCATTGGAGCAATTGATACGGCTATATCAGATTTCCATGTTCAATATCTGGCTTTCTGCCGGGAGTTCATCGAGAAGTTCTGGGAACAACGCCACGAGGTCATGAACAAAGAAGATCTGGCCGGTGTGTTCAATAGTGAGATGAGGACCATGGGGGAAACCGTAGAAACAATGGCAGCCAAAACAAGTTTTACTGCTGATGAATTGAAGACACTTTCACGCGGTGCTCTGCTGCCGATGGAAAGCCGTTCCAAGCTGGCCGATCTGCCTGAGTCAATCAGGACAGCACACCAGCAGAAACGCAGAAAGGTGATGGAGGGTCTTTGTGATGAGCTACGATCCGGTATCAACCAAGCCGAGTCAGCGCGGCTCAAGGCGCTACTCGGGCTCAGTGATGCGCCAATCGTAGTTGAACACAGATCCGATGGAAGCGGAGCAAGGTCGATCAAGGATACACTTGATCAGATTGGCCAGAGCATGGATAACTAAACTGAATTGTAATCACAAACACGTATGACTGATAAGGAGAAGTAAAGTCATGGAAACACAAGAATTGAAAGATTTCAGCGAGCAGTTGAACAGGACGTTTGAGCAGTTCAAGGAACGCAATGACCAGGCCATTGCAGAAATGGAAACACGCAATGGTGAAGTCACCGGGGAAACCACGGCGGCCTTGAACCAGACCAATGAGGAACTGACCAAACTCCGCGAGGCCATGAAAGAGCTTGAAGTGCGGATCGCCCGGCCGACGATTCCCACTGAGGGAGAAGACAGTCCGGAGGTTGCGCTGGAAAAGCGGGCGTTTGATAAGTACCTGCGGGGTGGATTCATCCCCGGTTACGAAGGCGAGTTTATGGCCACGCCGGATGAAAGGCGTGCGCTGACTTCGGCAGCTGACGGCACCGGCGGGTTTCTAACACCGGTCGATTATGAGGGCGGGCTGATCATGAACGCGTACAATCTTGCTGCGCTTAGACCGGTTTGTCAGGTGGGTACAACCAGCCGGGATACGGTGCAAATGGGGGCGCTATCCAAGCCGACTGTTGCTTGGGGGCGTGCAGCCCTTGAGATTAGTGCACAGGATTTGACCTGTC